TAATAATTTCATGTTATCTGATAATGCATCATTATCGTTTAATTTAACATCTCGATTGTAATTATATTCAACTGTTTTATAGGATTTAGTTGCAATATCCAATGTGTGTAATGTTGAACCATAGCAACCATCTGCTATAGATTCCAATTGTGATACATCTAAATCTGAGGACATTGCTGATATTCTTTTTCTTTCTAATTCATATAAATCTTTTTCAATCAGAGGTACATCAAAATATGGTTCATATGTATATTCATCATACACATTTTTGTCAATCATAGTTTTATATGATTCTAATACCAATTTATTATCTGATATTCTTTCATAAAAGAAAAATGGTGTTTTATTATCTGTAATATTTTTTAATAACCATTTAATGGCTGAAAGTGGTTTTAATCTTGGATAAACACCAGTAACACTACCAGTATCTTTTGCTATTTCTAAATTACCTTCATTAATATTTAAATTATTTTTACAGATATCAGTTATTGATTTGCCAACAGAATCACTAAATGGTTTTGTTAAAGCAATTAAATTATTGTGATAAACATAATCCGAAACACAAGTTAATTTAAATGCCTGCATTGTTTCTTTTTGCCTGGAATAACTATCAATTTTACCTATTCTTAAATTTAAATCATATTCCTTTTTTTCTTTTGATACAACATCACGGCGAGAAAGAATAACATTAATTTTCTCATTACCCATTATTTTAAATGCTTCTAAAAGACCCCTAGAATCATAAACAAAAAATTCAAGGGTAATACCCATTGAGTAGATACTTTCTTTAATGATAAAGCTTTGGCACACATTGGTTAAATCAATATATTGCTCTGGATTATTTAAATTAGTAAATAAATGTACTTTATCTAGCGTATAGGCACCAGCTCGATATGATTCTGTAACACTAGCATTAAGATTACTCATTATTTATTAATTGCCTTTTTAAATGAATCAATAAATTGGCCAATATAATTAGGGTCAATATATCTAATTTTTGAACGGTCCTCGTTTAATTCAAATTCATGTGTTCTATTTGTTACATAAGCCACATCACTATCAGCAACTCCACCATCTACATGAACTGCATTTGTAACTGGTTTCTTATCAGCATCATTCTCATTATAGTAATAATATGGTGCATCTGCATATTTAAAGACTCTATATGTGGAAACAGTATCTGCAGAAGTTGAACCAGTGATTAATTCAGATGTATTTGTAATACCAACTAATTCTCCAATAAAAGCACCTGTAGCATTTTGTACTATCAATTGACTCATATCAATGTTTTTCTTTGTTAGTGTACCAGTTGCTCCAGATGTAGCTCCAGTAATGGTTTCTCCTAATGTGAATCTACCTGATAAGCTATCTTCAAAATTATTTGTTGTTTTTGGATTTGTTTCAATTGCAAAACCATTATATTCCTTTTCCATATATTTTTGTAATTGCTCTTGACTCATTGGCCAGGCTCTATATCCGTCATGTAAAAAATCATTTACAACAAAGAATGTCCAATAAAATTCTGATGTTCCATATAATCTTGTTGATACAATATCAGGTCTTTCTCCATTTCTTATTTCATAGAAATTATATGCAGAAAAACTATCTAAAAATGTAGGTAAAGGTTTTACATGGCGATATATATCAACCATGTTTTGTTTAACTCCAGTTTGATTGAAGTCATATTCTACTTTTGGAAACTGCTTAAAAAAACTCATTATCCATTTCCTCCTGGAACCTGACTTGGGTTATCAATACCTTCAAAACTCTCACCATATATATCTTGCCTTGTAATGGATTTTGTTTCCTGAAATTGTAAACTAATATCTGTTTCTAAAGGTGCTCCATCAGCGTGCATTATATTTGTTGTGGCATTTGTGGTTACACCTAATGATGTTAAAAAACAAGGGAGTATTTTCGGCATAAAACTATTTGGCTTTTCTCCTTTAAAAAATTCAATTTCAAAGGTGGCTGGATATTGAATTGATAGTGCACCAGTTTTTTCAGGTAATGAATAATTCCTAAAAACATCTACTATTTTTTGAACTACCTTTGAGTCCTCTGCTGATTCTGGGACTAATTTAAACTCAAATTGATATGAACGAATTTGATGTCCATCATATGTTGTTAAAATATTTGGATTTACGGCAACACCCCTTTTAAGTGCTGCCTTTCTAGCCACAACATCAAGTCCACCTATACCAATTTGACCTGCAATTGCAGCAGGACCATATTGTGATGCTGCAGCCTCTACATCTGAACCAGTTATTTCTGCATTTCCTTGTGTGTTTATGCCAACCTTTTTAAGTACTGCATCGACTGCACCACCAGTCATTCCGGCCTCTAAATTACCATAGTTACCAGCATCTGTTGTAGCAAATCCAGTAGGCATAAATAAATTAATTGCGTAAAATATGACTTCACCCTCCGAAGTTCTTTCATTGACTCGAAATTGAACAAATGGTAGATTACCGTCTAATGTTTTAGGGAATCTTATAATTTCCATATTTTTTCCTATATAAATAAAATAAACATATATAGGTTTATTTATAATGGCTTACAAAGGGAAATACAAAATAAAGAATCCGGATAAGTATATCGGAAATCCAAATACTGTGGTATTTCGTTCCTTATGGGAAAGAAATGCTTTTCGTTGGTGTGAAAACAATCCAAAAGTAAAACTCTGGAATTCAGAGGAAATAGTAGTACCATACAAATCAACAGTGGATAAAAGATTGCATCGTTATTTCGTTGACCTTTTAATCCAAATGGATAATAAAGAAACATATTTGATTGAAATTAAACCTAAATCTCAAACACTACCACCAAAGAAAAGGTCACGCAAAACCAAAAAATATATCAATGAACAGTTGACATATATTAAAAATAATGATAAATGGGAAGCAGCTGACGCATTCGCCAAACATAAAGGTTGGAAGTTCCAAGTGTGGACTGAAGAAACTTTAAAAAATATAGGCATCAAAGTACTCTAAAAACCATATAAATAGATTATATGGCAAGTTTATTCGATACATTACAAGCCCAAGCTCAGAGAGCAGGTGTTACAGCACGGACCAAGGATTCAAAGAAATGGTTTGAAAAGAAGGTACAAGAGCTACAAATACCGGGCAGAAGTAGAATATTAAAGGATAGTGCATTAGATAAAACAACTAGAACACTACCGGGTAGTATGTATATGTATTTTTATGACCCAAAACACAAGAAAACATTACCATATTACGATAGGTTTCCACTTACAATATTTGTGGAACCTGCAGGTAAAGATGGCTTTTATGGATTAAACCTACACTATTTAAGACCAGATATAAGAGCAGAATTTCTTGACCAATTAATGAAACTTGCTCCAGATAAAGTAACAGATAAAACAAGATTAGTAAAAATGAGATATAGTTTGTTACAGGGTGTAAGAAAGTATAAAGAATTTAAACCGTGTTTTAAACATTATCTAGGTGGACATGTTAAATCACAATTTTCAAGAGTACCAATGACTGATTGGGAAATTGCAATATTTCTACCAACAGAACAGTTTGTCAGAAAAGGTAAAACTGGTGTTTGGAATGAAAGTCTTAAAATCGCGAGAAGTTAATGAGCAGTATCGATAATTTAAAAGCAATAGTGTCACAAAAGAATGGATTGGCTAGAGGTAACCGTTTTAATGTTATTTTTACACCCCCGTCACAATCATTGTTAAATTTAAACCCAGATGTATTAATAGGTTCATTATTATCTGGTTCATTTAATGTTAAAAATTTAATTAGTGACCCAAGAGATATATCACTATTATGCCAAAGTGCCAGCCTACCAGGCAGACAAGTAACAACACTAGATTATCAGGCAGAAAAACAAACAGTTCCTGTACCCTATGCATTTATTGATGAAGATGTTACATGTAAATTCCTATTAACAAATGATTATTATATGAAAATCATGTTTGATAATTGGTTAAGTGCTATCCTAGATTTGGATACGTACGAAGTAGGATATAAAAAAGATTTCGCAACCGATGTTGTAATACAACAATTGGATTTAGAAAATAAACCAGTATATGGAGTAAGACTTGTGAATGCATTTCCTACTTCAGTAACTGGTGTTGAATTGGATTCTGCATCAACTGAGGTGCAGGAATTGAATGTAGTATTTAGCTACGATAAGTATATACCGGAAGGACCAACAAGTACCAGATTATCTGGTGTCTCTAATATCCTTGACGCATTAACTTAATATAATATAGGAGAATATTATGGCTTTGCCAAAATTGAGTGTTCCTCAGTATAAGGTTCAATTACCTTCTACTAGGAATGATTTAAATATGAGACCTTTTCTTGTAAAAGAGGAGAAGGTATTAATGATTGCTTTAGAATCAAATGATATGGAGCAAATTAGTAAGGCAGTAAGAGATATCATTTTATCATGTTATGATTTAGACAGTTTGGAAGACCTTACTGTATTTGATATTGAATATCTATTCTTACAACTGAGAGCAAAATCTGTAGGTGAAAATATGAACATACAGATTAAATGTACTCAGGAAGAATGTGATGGTCTTACGCCAATATCAATTAATGTTGACGATGTTGAGATAATAAATCAAAATCAGGAACGTACAATATTACTTGATGAAAAGACAGGAGTTGGAGTTACTATGAAATATCCATCAATGGAACTAATAGGTTCTTTGGATATTGAAAAACTTAACTCAGTCGAAGGTGTTATGGAATTAATTATAAAATGTATTGATTCTATATTTGATAATGATAATGTATTTGATGCAGATGCTGAAAGTGCTAAAGACCTTGAACAATTTGTTGAGAGCTTAAATTCTGAACAATTTAGAATGATTCAAGGATTTTTACAGGAAGTACCTGCTGTATATTATAAAACTGAATATGAGTGTGATAAATGTAAACATACGAATGTGGTTGAGTTAAGAGGACTAAATAGTTTTTTTACATAAGCCTCTCGCATGAGAGTTTGGAAAATTTTTACCAAACAAACTTTGCATTAATGCAACATCATAAGTACAGTTTAACTGAGATAGAAAGTATGATGCCGTGGGAGAGGGAGATATATTTAGCTCTACTCCAGGAACATATTAAAGAAGAAAACGAAAAGATTCAAAAAATGAATAATAGGAGAAGATAATGGCTGAAGGACAAGACAATAGTCGTAACGAAGTTGAAATCGATTTAGATAAGTATATGGCTTTAATTGATAAGCTTGATAAATCTGAAGATATGATTAAGGAAATGCAATTAGAAGCCGCAGAGGCAAAGAAAAGACTTGCACCACCTAAAAGAACATGGAAGGACATCTTTTTAGATGATAATGATGTAAATGAAAAAGCTATTATTGGCTTTATATCATTTTTCTTAATGGTTGTTTTTGGAGTATGTGATTTAGTTACAGCATTTATGGGACAAGATTTAGTAATCTCTGATACAATTTATACATCATTTGTGGTTATAACACTTGGTGCATTTGGTATATCAGAAGCTGGAAGAGCATTCGGCGGTAAATAGGAAAGTAACAAATGGCGGAAGATAATAAACCAAAAAAAGACGCACCAGGAACTAAAGGTATTGCCACATTAATCGAGGTAATGGAGGCCAACAATAAGAGCACGGCCAAAATTGCTATCGATAGTCAAAATACAAGGCGACATTTATTAGAAATGAAAAACATGCAGAAGGTCATGAATGACTTTCAAGCGCGTACGGTATATGGTTTTGAAAACTTCCAAGATATAATTGATTCACAAAAGCTTCAAGGTATGGAGGACAACCGAGAAAGAATGTCCATCTTTGAAGAGATTCGCGATGAATTACGACAACTGCCTAAGGATACTGCAGCTGCCACAGCAACAGCTAGTGAAAAAAATGGAGGCGGTGCTTTACTAGGTAATATTGGTAAAATGGTTGGTGGTGCTGGTATTGGTGTTGGTGCTATAGGTGTGGGTATTGCCGCAGTATTTGCAACTGCTCCTAAATTAATTGAAACATTTGAAACAATGGATGTTCCTGCAATTAAGAAAAATATCATGGACTTAATTGGTATTAACCAAGAGGTTGAAAAACAAGGTGGTAATTTATTAGTTGATGGTGGTTCGTTGGCATTAGCAATGACCGGTATTGGTATAGGTCTTGCAGCATTAGGTATAGGTGCAGGTGTTTCGGGTGCCGTTGATAAATTTCTTGATGAAGGTTGGACTGATAGAATTAAGGACAATGTTCTTAGTTTATTATCAATTGAATCTGCCGTAAGTGAACAAGGACAAAGTTTATTAGGTGGTAGTTCAAAGCTTGGTGTTGCTCTTAGTGCATTAGGTCTTGGTTTGGCCGCATTTGGTATTGGTAAGGCCGCAGGTGGAGCAGGAGACGCAATTACCAAATTTAGTCAAGGTGAAAACTTTGCAGAGGATATTAAAAAAGAAGTTGAAACATTATTATCAATTAATTTAGTACCAAAAACAGACCCAGAAAAGGCAGGATTTGTGGGAACAATGACTGCATTAGGAGCTGGTCTTGTTGCATTTGCCATAGGTAAAGCAGGTTCCGGAGCCGCAGGTGCCATAACTCAATTCAGTAGTGAAAACTTTGCACAGGACATTAAGGACGAAGTTGAAACACTATTAACAATCCCTAATTTACCAGGTGCAGGACTAGGAGAAGGCGGCCTTAAGAATTTTATAGGAACAATGACTGCATTGGGTGCTGGTTTAATTGCATTTTCAGCAGGTAAAGGTGCAGCAGGTATTTCTGATGCATTTACTAAATTTACTGCTGGTGATAATTTTGCAGACGATATTAAGACAGAAGTTGAAACATTATTATCAATGGGCGATGGGGCCGATATAGAAAAAAGTAAAGCAGTAAAAACAGCATTAACTGATTTAGGTTTAGGCTTGGCAGCCTTTGCTGGTAGTAAAGGATTAAATGCAATAGCAGACTTAGGAGCAGGTGTTGTATCATTCTTTACTGGTACAAAAAATCCAGTTGACCAGGCAATTGAATTAGGTAAAAATGCTGCAGATGTACAAGCAGGTGCTGATGCATTTGATGATTTTGCTATGGCCTTGGGTAAATTTTCAAATGTTAATATTGATTTTGATGCGAAAAAATTAGCAAAGGATTTATATGCCGCTTCTAAAACACTTGAACTTGCAATAGTAGGTGGTTCCGAGGGTTTTATATTTAAAGAAAAGTTTGTTGGTATAAAAAACTTCCAAGATGATATGGATAATGCATCGGCTGGTATTGAAAGATTACGAGGTGCTTTAAACATGAATGCTGGAGGAGTTTCCATGTCTACTCCAGGACCAATACAAGGTATGACTGTAGGTAATATGTCAGTTGAAAATGCTTTATTAAAGATGGCTGAAACTGGAGGTAACGCCACTAATATAGTCACTGGTGGTAATGCATCAAGTGTTGCAAATACTTCTGTAATAGTTCAAAACAATCAAAAATCAGATATCGGTAGTTCGCTCCAGGACGACAGATAAAAAAAAGGGGACCATTCAGTCCCCTCCGAAAGCACTAGCTCTAATGAGCTCTTTAGCTCTCTTTAGCCAATTTAGCAAAATAACTTAATGTATCATCTTCTGATTCAGCAGGTTGTCCAAATGATTCTGCTTCTGCAGTGGTCATTGATGGTGCTTCTGCTGTAGGTGTAGTTGCCTCGAATGGGTCTGTTTCAACCATTCCAGCATCAACTCCTAATACTCTATTGAGTTTGGCTTTTAACTCATCGTATGTTTTATAATTTTTAGGGTCTAAAAAGTCCTGTAAATTATGAAGTTGATTATACACTTCCTCAAGTCTTGATTCATCTCCATCATATAAAGCACTTGGTGTAGCAAATTCTGATTTATCATAGTTTACCCAACCTTCTACTTTTCTGATTTTGATTTTAAAGTCAGCGCCTTCCCAGAAGTCATAAGGATTACAAGGTGATTCATCTTCAAAAGCAGGTTGCATAGCTTCCATGATTTTGTCAAAGATTTTCTTACCAAACTTGTACAGTTTGACCTTTCCTTCATTTTCTGGGTTGCTTGGGTCAGAAACAATTAAAACATTACTTACATAATGTAATCTTCTTTTTCTATCCCTTGCAATTTGCTTATCCTCATCTCTTCCAGAGTTCCATAGTACAGAGTTTGACTCTGACACTGGGTCCTGCTGTCCAATAGAAGTTAAGGAGTTTTCAATATACCATAGGCCAGTAGAACCTTTGAAACCGTGGTCCCAATATCTTACCCAAGGTAAATCTTCACCTTCCTTAGCTGGCAAGAATCTGATTACTGCGTAACCATTTCCTGCTTTATCTCTGGTAGGTTTCCAAAGTCTGTCATCATCATATGAATTAGCCTCTGGTTTTGTGGATACTGCTTCTGCAGCTTTGACGAGTTTATCGATTGATGAGCCTCGTGTGCTCTTTAAGTTTGCAAATGACATTATATTTCTCCGTATTGCGTTGTATTAAGGTCTAGGACCTTTTCTGTTTTATCCACTTTATGCATAATATAAGTTATATTATACCACATTATATGGTATTTGTAAACCCTTTTAATAAAATAAGTTTCATCTTTGTATTATCAAAGTTTACAAAGGGACTATACTTTTCAATCTTTCTTTTAATATCAGGCCAAATTAATGTGTCTGATATATTTTTAGATTCTTTTTGTATAAACCCTATTAAGGAATTAAGAATAACAACAGTCTCTAAACTAATCTCTTCTTGCATCCATAGTTGAATAACCAGTGGGTGTTGACCATCTTCAGCTTTGAATAAGCCATCAAACTCTGGTTGTTCTTCTATTAGTTTATTTATATCATTTTGAAACACACGCGTTAGCGATTCAAGTGTTTTTCTATGACTTAAATAATTCTTTTCGCCCACTTCGTTTACCATTTCCCCTACATAGGAGACATCGTTTTTAAAGTTGGCTACATAATAACCTTTTAAATCCTTTTCATGCGATTTTGCTATCTTTGCGAAAAAGTATTTATCTTTTCTATTTAAGAAAGATTTAGCAGATGCATTAGTTTTAAAGTTATATTTTAATGCATCGTAATCAGTTTCAAAGTGTAACTTTAATGCATTATATAATCTGTAGGATTCAAATGGGTCTATCATATAGGTAATGTATTTGTTTTCGCGCCTTTAATTAAATTTAATCTAGAAGCTTCTTCTTCGATTTTAGATTTAAGAGACGGTGTTAATAATCTTTTTAGGTTAGAGTAATCCATTCCTCTCTCCTCAATAATGATACATGAAGCATCTATATACGATATACCTTTTTTCGTGGCTACTAATTTTTCAACCGCCAAAGAGAATCTCTTTTTGGTCATAATTTTACCTTCTATCTCAACCGACAAAGTCATCGCCAACCTCAAATGAACAGCCAGTTAAACCACCAGCTTGTAAT